CGCCTCCAGTGTTCGTCCTACACTATCATGGGCTGTGCTCTTTCTAACTGAAAAGAGCCTGAAACAGGGTCTATTGTACATTTTTAATTTTATTAATTTTATACTTTTTATTTTATTGTTATTTTCTTCATGCCGTAAACGACATGGTTGGGAATCCCAAAAACCATCCAAACACAACATCATCACCAGCACCAAATTCCAAAGAGGTGGATTGAGATCCGGCCGCGTTACTTGCAACGATATAAGCACATTGCGACATAAACGACGAATAGAAATACCTCATAGGTATGAAATCGATCGGAGTGATGAAAGGAACTATCACATCGGACCTAGATGAGATAGCGAGATTAGGCTGCGTCCATGCATAATTAGTTGATGAGCTATTCCAAGCTGCAGAACCAACTTCTGATGCATAGTAAAAAGGGCCAGTGTTCATGCCAACCGGTGCGTAAGACACTTTAGATCTAAATGCTGCGGGCGTCGATGATAAGCCGGACTGAATGGTGTCCCAACTCATTCGAGATGACCCGCGATACCCTAGAAACGCTGGAGCAAAGTAACTGAAAAAGGTAGTATGTGTCACTTGATTACCAGGAGGGGGTGTCGATACATCAATCTTGTACTGTGGCAGAGGCAAGGCATAGAATCCTTGTTCATTCTGAGTCGTAGGAGAAGTTGGCAATGTCCAGTAATTGGACATACGAGAAGCTAAATCTTTGACGGTGTTGGGACTATCACCGAATGCTTGTTTATCGACAAGCGAAAGATTAGTAGCAGGGCCAAAAGAGACAGGAGTGAACTCGCCAGAAGATGTCAGAACAGTCTTGTAGCGTGTATTCTGTACCAGACCATTAGAAGGCACGGCAAAACGGATATTCTCAGATCGTGTGAAAATATTGATGGGAACATTAGAGGTTGATCCATTTGAAGTGAGAGGATTCACGACGTAAATATAGATCATACCATTCGCATCAATACCGTTTCCAGCAATGTTTTTGAGTCCGAAAACTCGTGACCAAGGCATAGGTTGCTTCCAAGGAATGTTAAGCGAAACCTTAGTATTGCCCGAAATGTTGACGGTTGTGTTATTCAACACAGTCAAAGCGTCCGAGAATGATGGAGGAGTAGTAGATGTAGCCATAGGATCCCATGCGAACATGATCGTTCCACGATGGAAAACAGAGGCAACTATCTCAAACTCAATAATCATATCGCCACACCAGTAGTTGTGGGCAATGGCAATACCAGCCAAAGGAGTTGGAAAGTAGTATGGCAAACTGTTGCTACACAGGTCAGGTGCAACAGGAACAGTTGTGATGAGTGCAGATTCAGCAGGAAATGCAGGTGAAAGATAACACGTATATACATATCCTCTTTTAGCACAAATCTTAGAGAAGGCCATATCATCCATTGATCCTCCTATAAAAGCAGGGGAGATGGAAACACCCTGCGTTTGCGACTTTCCTAGCACAATAGCGGCAGATTTGCCATCAGATTGTGAGTAGTTGTCACATGTACGAGTCAAAACCATTAGCTGATTTTCAACAATGGGAGGTTTGGAAAAACCAAACCATGCTAAAACATCACCGGCGACTCCAGCAACGTTAGAAAAAAGCGTAACGGCTGGGCCAAAGGAACCAGTGAATGGAGCAATCTGGCTAGAAGACAAGGCTATTTTCTTTACTGTGGCTGATAGCGTGCCACCTTCCTTTTTCTCATCGATAAATGCTCCCGATGAAGTCAACGTCGTGAGCCCTTCGAACACAGGATCGACTAAGCTTGCGTAAACGCAAACGCTCAAATCCGGAGAGGTAGCGGTACCTGAAAAAATGGGGTTGAAATTGAGGAAGTTTACAGCATAAGATCCATGAGAAACAGCTGAAACAAAACTATACCATCCATTTGGAGTACAAACAGGGAGGTCTAAAGTATATGTCTCAGTGCGAGAAGGATCCAATTCTATATGGGGCAATACCCAAGCATTGACATGAATGTTAGAATCATTATCAATCTGGGCATAAGTAACACCAACTTCTCCAAGAACATGGGGTTGTGGCGTAGCTACTAGCAGAGCCTTTCCAGCGGCGTATGGGGCGCCTTGAACTGTAACGGTAATGCGTAGCGTAGCCTTGAAATAATAAAAGCTCGCGAGCTTTTTGGCGAAAGACGCAGGGCACGAAGTGAAGTATAAACTAACCAAATCATCAGTTAGCTTGAAATCCGAAGTAGTGGATGTCCAATGAATATGTTGAATCTTCACAGGGTGCGAAAGGAACTTCTCAAAATCATCTCGATACTTAACAGACGGGGAGATCCTAAGATCAGGCGCTCTATCAGAGGTCATCGATTCAATTATCAAAGTGGCGTTATCACCAAAAGAGGTGGAGCTTGTGGTATCTTGATTATTATTTAGTTCAGCAAGGGAGTATACACGGTAGCGGGATCCCTCAATCCCGCTCCGGTGGGGTGTCTTAATACTAGAAATCAGGGTTCTTTTAGGTGATCAGACTTTCACCACAAGTATGCATAAATATCTAGTGTTTGCTTATACAGAAGTATACTCTCCTGGAGTTTAAGGTCGACGACTTGACCGCTTTGTGCTACGAAAGTTGTTCCTCTTTCGGGTTCGCAACCACCATCGTACTATTAACAAGCAAATGTCCTGAACTTCCCGTCCAGAAACTCATCCCGCAACAAGTCATATGACAGCTCTGGAAATGCTTCCGCACCACCGAGCGATGTCTCATGCTTGATGAAAGCTTGTTTCATCCTCTCCTGCATCTCATCAAAGTACTCTCTACCATGAAGAAACGCTTCACGCTGCACGCCTCTTGCAACGTCTATCATACGACTAGCCTTAGTCGTCTCGGCTTGCACATCTTCAAAGCACACAGCTTTGAGGATGCTGTCCTTCTCAAGCGGAGCAAGATAAAAACCTAACTCAGCGTCAAAAACAAACCGTCGTTTCAAAAACACCGCTTCACTCAAATCAAGCCTTTCTTTCATAACCCCATCTTTTGAAGCTGGAGTAACCTTGTAACCCCACTGGGCGTACAAGGGAGCTATGGTGAGAATGTTGTACTTTCCAATAACTTTATCGGAAACTCCACACACATTATCATCACCAGTCGTCGCTGCATGAACGTTGGACTTGAAATCATTAAGCTGGCCAAAGATAGTGTAATACGCCATACGCATCAAAATTGAATTAATAATGGAATTCAAAATCAGCGTGATAACGACACCACTCGGCATGCCCTTCAACTTAATAGCGACATCTTTCTTATAAATCATCACTTGAACACAAAGCATGAGTACAGCAAAATAAACAACCTTGCTTTCCTCCTCTTTATATCCAAGCATGCGAGACAATTCAAAGAAAAACATCGCCACTATTTCAAACATAGGGGCATCGTGCGAAGTGTCAAAGCAGGCAAAATCCATATCGATGTAATTTGGGCCAGCTGCAGACAGGTACTCAGCCAGCTGTGTCCATTCCTTGGATCCAGCATTCATTTGGCCGAAGCACTCACTGAATTGACGTTCTTTAAGCAAGTATGTAATCAAAGGCATGATGTACATCCTCACAATGATATTGTAGTGAAAATCAAGAACGCCAAACAGGCGCAGCTTATTCATCGAAAGCTTCTTCGTGGTTCTAACCTCGTCCTTGACAGCCATAGTCACTGTCACACTCTCCAAAACCCCGCACGAGATATTATCAATTGTCTTTTTGACATCTGCTACGAAGGTTTGGTCGAGCGTCAACAAACCAGTCTCCTCATTCTTGGTGAACAATTTGTATTTGTCAGTGATCCTGCGCTCTTTGAGACGAGCTCCAGTGGCCGTTTTGAAATTGATGCGATCAACACCCATATCTTCACAGCCGAGCATCGCCTCAGAAAGCTCAAGTGGTCTCAAAGTCTCCCCATTCTTCGGCTTCACATCAAACAAATATGCCATCATGGAACGATAACGCAGCGTAAAAGTGCTACGGTTACCTCCATTAATGGATTCCATCTGATTGACAAACGCCGATGTATATTCTCCAGCAGAATTGACTCCTCTGACACGTTGTGGTATGTCATATCCTTGAGAAAGGAGAGGGTAGAAGTCGTTAAACAAGACAGTTTTCGTGAGCTTAGAGTGAAATGTTTCAACTCCTCCAACCACTGTGCCAACAGGCAACAGATTGGAAGAGATCACATTACGAAGATCAGAATTAGGGCTCAAGACGTCAATGTCGTGAGGTAAGCCCGTCAACTGCACATGCTCAATGCTGGGGTAAATCAATGAAGAACAAGCTAACTCAAAATCAGCTCGCGTGATTGGGCATCCACCTGCCATCCCGTGTGATTTAGAATACGACACAGGAGCGAGGATGAAACAACCAAGCTTATCAGCCTTACCAATTGCAATTGACATGCAATCTCCAGGCTTGCCGACATGGCGCCACTCGTACGAAGAAAAGTGCTCTCCATGAGCATCGAATGAGTTGTGGAAAGCTACAGACTCATATTTTTCTTTGTCACTAACTACGATGACCTGCAATCCGCTAACAGTACACTCTCTGGGCAGGAAAGTGTGTAAAGATTGGACAGCGCGAAAGTGGTAATTCTTCACAAAAACAAACTCTTTTCCAGGGACAAAAACAACATCTTTGATGCTGTAGGCCTGAGGAACTTCTCCGTTCTCATTCCACAAGAAGAAATTACCATACATCTTCTTGTTTTTGTCGAAAAGGTAGTGCTTATTGATCAGAAGCCACTCGGGAGTCATCGCCAAAACACGAATAGCTAGCCGCGATATTCCATCACTAATGAACATATTGAAAAGATTCGACTTGACTCTGTCGCAGAGATCGACGCCGACGTTATTCTTTTCAAGGCGGAGAACATTCATATTCTGTTCAACTTTTCCCCATTTTCTGGCTTGGTCAGGAGTATAATTGATCTCCCTGTCAAAACCCATCATCAACCACGAATTGGGGTCGACGTCTTCGACGAAGATGGGTTTGCCAGTCAGAGTAGATCCATTAGTATCCTGGCGTTTGCGGTAAATAGCGTAACCTACCAACGCCAAAACGGCGAGTGCGGCAAGAATTTGCTTTTTCCGCTCCAGAACCATGCGTTTCATCTTGTGGTAAGCTAACCACAATTTGAAAGAAGCTGCATGGAGATCAGGGTAAGAGGAGAGGCGAGCACGAACTTGAAATGCGCGTTTGAAGACGGGATTGGTGGCATAGAAGGTATCCATATGCCACACAAATTTATCAATCAAAAAGCGCATGCAAGCTTCACTATGAACGAACATCCACATTGCCCACGACAAGAAAAGCAACGCCACGGTGAGCTTTCCTATGTCTTCAAACACATTTTCAGATGTCAAAACGGTACTCACAGAAGCCTCCTGTTGCATTGGGGTCAAGCGAACGGGTGGAGGCGAGTACTCTTCATTCATCATGAAAATTTCCGCCGGATTAGCTTCCTCAGGTGGTAACGAAGAAGCAATCGGGCGAAACTGATCATGGGCTTTGCAATGTTCAAAACAAGCTTTGGAATTGAGACGGAAAGTATCCACCATCCTTTCGTGAAACATCTCTTTCGTCCAGTGTAGAGCGGTCGGCACTCCACACTTACATTGAGAGTCAGGGGAAAAGAATTTGACAAAGTCACTTTGGCACGCCTTTTCATGGGCAGCGACAACCTTATCAAGGTGGGTAAAGAACGCCTGCAAATCTAGCACAACTTCAGTAGGGATGAATTTCATGTGCTTATTCTTGCATTCAACTTTGCAAACAGTGAAGCGCATCAAAGCGTTGCGCTCGCCAGGGGTCTTACCATTGGTGTATTCCCAAGGAACGGGATTACCTTTGGCGTCGACTAGCGAACACTTCACAATGAGTCCAGTTTTCAATCTGCGGGTGAGCTTCTCACAAGCATTAGCAAACACGTATGACATGTGGTTCGAGGAAAAGATTCCCTGGCGAACTTTGCTATAAACTTGCTCTTTCTTCTCAATGGCTGCAGAGTTCAGAGTAAACATCGAGGTGTCAACCAACTGTTGCAAAATCACATCCAACTCTGGCTTATCATTAGCGGCGGCGTTAGAGTAATCTGACGGGATATCGTTGAACACCATATACTCTGCTTCTGGATGGGCAGTTGCTTCACCTGGAAACTTTTGGTCAAGGACAAGATTCGCGACAGAACCAATCTTCGGCGGTTCACCGTTAAAACGGCGAGCCAAGCGGCCAATGATTGCTTCAATCAGAACTGTTTTTCCAAAACCTGGGTCTCCAACCAAGAAAATCGGCATGGGTTGCAAACGCGGTTTCCTCTTGGCGATTTCAAGACGATAGTGATCTTGATAATCTCGGAGCTGATCAATCTTGCGCAGAACAACAGAAGTATTTTGCTTATACTTATATGTGCGCGAGTCAATCAACTTATCAATCTCACCTATCTTGACCATCCACTCCTCTTCGCTACGCAAGATGGGGGTCTCATGCAAAAATCTATCAGCATCATGGATAAATTTGATCTCATCGGGTCTCCCGAATAAATCGTAAAAATTTCCAGTAGAAGTGAAAGACATGATACCTTTCCAAATAGCACTGAGGGCCTTGGCGACGAAGATCATAGGATCTGCGGAATCGCGCAAACCACTCCAGTCAATAAACTCAGAGAGCTTTGTAACGAGAGTCGAGTCCTCAACGAAATGAGCGGAAGACAGCACAACCAGTAAACCTAAAAGCCAAGACCCGTTCGGAGATTTAGAAACCCAATCAGGCACAAGTTTGGCCCAAAATGGTGGGTTCTCCGGAAAAGCTGGGGCGGTTAGAGTGGTTTTGGGCTTAGAGCCAAAATAGTCCTGAACATTAACCAACGTGCTTTCTATAACATCGGTGATTTTGTCTTCTCCAGTGATTTTAAGCAAATTAGCGACATAATCAGCTCTCATGGCGAAACTAAGGGTAAGCCCTACAGCATCGCCACGATACGCTTTCAAGATCAAGTCAGCACAAAATGCCATCTCTTTACAATTCCCAAGAACTTCTTCCATAGAACCTCTAACGAAGAAAGAAAAGGGATCAACACATTGTTGCGAAGGAAAGGCAACAAAGTATGAAACAAGAGCATCAGCAACAAACGTGTTCCACAGATAGTGGAAGAAAACACGCTCGTGAAAAGGCAAAAACCCTGTAGCCACGTGCATCAGAAATGGGAATACACTAAGCCACATATGTGGATCTCCATAGTTGAATTGGAATTTGAGACACAATTCGACGAAGCCAAAAACAGCACTGTGAACAAGGTAATGTTTCACATACTCTTCAACAACGACTCCGGGTAGATATCTAACCAAACCAACAAAAATAGATAATGGTGGCAGGGGTTTGACATCTCCCAGAACAACAAAGGAGAAGGAAAGCCAGGATAAAGCCGTAATGAGCAAGGAAACCAAACCCGAAAGAGCGCCAATAATGTAGACATAGAATATGGCGAGATAAAACAATCCAAGAATCATTAAAAATGACATGGATTTGTCAGGCTCTTTAAGGTACGGAAGGCCACTTGGAAGAATCGTTGTCCAAAGGGAACCGAAAAAGTAATGACGAAAAGGATATCGCTCATTGCGACGGAAGAATTCAAGAGGAGCAAAAATATAAGCTCTCAAATGGTGATTGACTTCACCGATAAGATAGCGCATGAAATCACACCAACACTGCATAAAAAGCTCAAACCCCATGTAATAAATACAAATGAGATAAAGGCAAACAGTGTAAGCAATGACATACACATTTGGAATAAATGCAGACATGAAGACTTCTTGAATTGAAGCGGCAACAAGCGCTCGCGGGCTAACGTCTCTAAACCAAGGCTGACCAACATCATTAGTGGTGAACCATTCAACATCACGAGGAGATCGAGAGATGCGCTTAGTCGCATCAAAAAGAAGTCCAGAAGAAAAGTTGAAATACACCCATTTGACATCATCACCTCCGTCTGATTTCATAATGCGATGGAAAACATGATTATGCCAAACAAATTTGGGATACATGCTATCAACAGCTAAAATGAGATCCGGAAGAGTATCTACGTCAGGTCCAGAAGTGCCCCACGAGAAAATGTCGTGAGCACCTTCCATCCAAGAATAGAATAAGCCAGAATTGTTTTCATTGAAAGGGTTGCCTCTCAAACGTGAAAACAGAAAGCGAAAGCCAGGCCCCTTAGGAAAGTGCGCATAATAAAACATTTGAATTTCTAACAATTCATCAATGCGAGTCAGGAAATACTCAACTGCAAGAACAACGTTATCATTTCGAAGGAATGTATCATTAGCTACTCTGAGGGGCTCAGAATTTGAAAGAACTTGCCAGTCCACTTCACCACGAACAAAATAAGTATAAAACTCATGACGTTCATAAAAAGGACCACGGAAAACTTCGGGAGTACCATGTTTATCCACGCGAATGTAAAAAGGAAATGGCATCGCGGGACGAGACTGGTCATACTGGTGGTAATCATGAGAGAAAAACTCAGGAACGTCACTGTCAGTATCCGAATCGTATTCCAAAGGAGGAGGACGGGCATCATTGTCAGGCGTGGGTTGGTGCAACACTCCTCGCGAGTGGCAGCAAGCTATGACGCAAGCGACAATGGACTCCCAAATGAACAAGAAAATGCTTCCAAGCAAGAGGTCTTTCTTAGAAGTCAGACTCCATGCTTGTGGAAAACCATGCAAAATGGTTAACGAAACAATTCCTTCACAAAGGAGGGCACGCCTTTCACAGGCGTCTACCGTAGCCAAATAATCCAGAAAGTCAGCGAAAACTCGTGCTGAGCAGCGTACTGGAAAATTGTAAGCATAGGGACCATAGAACGTCTTTCCATGGATTTTTGCGCTCAAGGTAACACCACCTTGAACATTCAACAAGATTCTTGAATTCACTTCGCGATTTCCATCGCGAGAGAAGAAGTCAGTAAAGGTGTCTCTGCGTCTCAGAGACATGCGTTCATGTTCGTCCGGAAAGTGGAGAATCTTCATCGACACTTTCTTTTTAAGGGTTGCAGACCCTTGGCTGTTTGTTGTAATCGCGATCCGAGACATGGTTCCTAGTTCAAAATATATAAAATCAAACCAGAAACAACATGCCTGTAGGATCGCCCATCACAGGCGAACTCACAGGCGCCCACTCATTGCCTTTCGACTGCCCCAATCAAGGAGCATGTGACCATTGTAATAGATTGTTGTTAAAATAGTAGTCACGAGAGAGGGACATTCTTCCATGCCCGAGTTTCGTGCCCTTGCCCCTTTCGGGGCAATAGGACCTCGCTTGAAAGATAATAGTACAATCACGTATGATCATAAAATTTCTAACATACTTCAGCTCAATGCTGGCAGCAATTCAATGCAGCGCGTCACGAAAAACAAGTTTAGGATGTTGTTTCTTAAAAAAATAGAAGACATATGCGTGTAAGATGTTAGCTGGTTAACGCTACTAACAAATGAGGTGTGCACATATAGTGAACATTACACCTCAGAATGGCAGGCTCACCCCCCCGCTTGTTACTAACGACGCAACATAAGAGAAATAATCTTTCGGATGAACGAAATTTCTCTAAAGATTGTCGGTTTCAGAGCACTAATTTTAGACCGCAGTGTAGGTCAAACATTATTGGAATGTAAGAAACCCGTGGAATACCACGATTTTGGGGCCAATACTAGTAAACTAGTATCAGCCATATGGCCCATAAAAATGGACCGGTCGCCCCTTGCGACAGTTTGCTTGAACGTTGCAAACAGATACGTTGTGTTAGGTAAACACATAACGGATCGATCTCAAATAGAATCAAAGATCTCTAATGAATCGATAAAAGAACATTACAAAATAGTAAATGAAGAAAGCCTCCTT